GGACGTGGTCGTCGAATACGTCACCGCTGAAAACGATCTGGAGAATGCAGCATGAGGACTGAAATGATTTCGCCTTCGGGCACAAAGATCGAGGTGTTTGACCAACGCGTCGCGTACCTCGTTAGCAAGGGCTGGAAGAAGGCTGATGAGAAGCCAGCGACCCGCCGAACCTCAAAGGCCGTTGCGGCCATCACAAAGGAGTAGACCAAATGGCTACACACACAGGCAGCGAAGGCCTTTTGAAAGTCGGCAGCGATACTGTTGCGTCTGTTCGGAGCTTTTCGCTTGATACTACCGGCGACACTATCGAAGACACCTCAATGGGCGCTTCCGTTCGCACCTTCAAGGCTGGGCTGACCAGTTGGTCGGGCACGGCAGAAGTTTTCTGGGACGAAACTGATACTGCTCAGAACGCGCTCGATGTCGGCGCATCCGTAACTTTCGTCGCATATCCTGAAGGCGCTGACAGTTCCGACACTTATTACACCGGAACGGCAATCGTCACCGGCAAAACCATCAACTCAAGTTTTGACGGCATGGTCGAGGCTACGTTCTCGCTCACCGGGAATGGCACTTTGACTGAGGCCACGGTCTAAGCATGGCAGCTAAGAAATCAGGCGGCGGCGGGGTCATTGATCGCGCCGTCGCTCACTTTCAGAACCGCGAAGTGCGGATCATCGAAGTCCCTGAGTGGGGCGACGATAACGGGCCGCTTGAAATCTACGTCGCTCCCTTCACGCTGAGGGAACAGACCCGTCTTCAGAAGTCTTCAGGCAATGGCAACGATGCCAACGTCCTGGCTGACGTTCTTATAATGAAGGCGCTCGATAGTGGCGGAGAGAAGCTCTTCACGCTCGAAGACAAGCAAGCGATTAAGGACAAGGTCGACGCGACCGTTCTTGCTCGCGTAGCCGCCGACATCATGTTGGTAGACCCGGACGCAATCGAAAAAAACTAAAGGCGTCTCCCGAGCGTCAATTCCTATTCATGCTCGCGGAGACGCTTCACCGAACAGTCGAGGAACTTCAAAGCGACATCACGCTTGAAGAATTTCTCGAATGGGGCAGCTACTTCCGTTTGAAAAACCAAAAGCAGAAACATGGCAGATAGGCTCAATCTACCGATCACAGCGCAAGATCGCACTAAAGGTGCGTTCAGGTCTGTGCAAAACGGTCTCCGGCGTACCGATGCTGCCGTCGCATCTCTCGCAAAGAGGTTTGTGCTGCTCACCACCATCGTGGGCGGCGGTCTTCTCGGCAGACAGCTAGTTCGCACGAATGCTGAGTTCCAGAAGCTCCAAGCCAGCCTCACGACCTTCACCGGTTCAGTGGAGAACGGCAAAAGAGCCTTTGCCATTCTTCAGAAGTTCGCGGCTGATACGCCGTTCAGCGTTCAAGAGGTTGTTGGCTCGTTCAACATTCTCATTGCCCGAGGCATCAAGCCTACCGTCGAGCAACTTCGCAGCTTTGGCGACATTGCTGCTGGTTCGGGTAAGAGCTTCAGCCAACTGGCTGAGGCAGTAGCCGACGCCGCAGTCGGCGAGTTCGAGCGGCTCAAAGAGTTCGGCATTAAGGCTGGGAAAGAAGGCGACAAGGTCAATATCGCCTTTGGTGGCGTCACCAAGCAGATTGACAACAACTCGGCGTCGATCATCGCAGCACTCGATGCTATTGCGAAAAAGAGCTTCGCCGGAGGCATCGAGCGGCAAGCGGCCACGATCACGGGCGCGTTCTCGAACTTCAAGGACAGCGTCGACGCGGTCTTTTTCGCGATTGGTAAGGCTGGCCTCAACGCTGAGATCAATCGCCTGACGCGGAACATGAGCAAAGGCATGAATGGCGTAAAAGGCTACGCCAACACAATCTCTCGGGTTCTCGTGAAAGCACTGCGGGGACTTGAGTTCGCCTTCATCAAGGTCGGCAGAAACCTTGAGGGCATCGGTAAGGGCCTTTTGATCGTCTTCGGGGCGATGACGATCCGGCGCATCGCGAACGTCGTTCGAGCCGTCTTTGCCTTCACCAAGGCCATCGTCACCAGCCAAATCGTTTTGAAGGCTGTGAGCGCCTTGGTCAGCAGCCGTAAGTTCTTCGCGATATTCGCAGCAGGGACCGCAGCGGCAACTATCGGGATCGTTAAGTTCAAGACCGAACTGCTCGAAGCTCTGAACGACTTAGAGATATTCAAATCGATCAGCGAAGTCGCCACTGACGTCCAAGAGCGTTTGGCAAAGTCGCTCGGGTTCTCGACTGACAATTTGGAAGAGCTAGCGGATGGAGCCGAAAACACCGGCACCGCGTTCATTTTTGCCAACGATCAAGTTGAGAAGACAAAAGAAGCGGTCGACAAGACCTTCAATGCCGGGGCTCGGCAAGCCACCAAGGACTACTTCACCGGCATTCGCGATCAATCGCAGAACGCTGCTGACGCGGTTAGCTCCAGTTTCAACTCACTAGAAAATACCCTTTCGACCTTCTTCCAGTCGGGTGAGCTCAGCTTTAAATCGTTCACGGATACACTCAAAAAGGCTCTCGCAGACCTAGCGGCCAAGTCAGTCATCTCAAGCGGCGCTCAGTTTCTGAACAACAGCTTGGGCATTGCTGGTGGCGGCGGGGGCTCGATCTTCTCATCCATTGTCGGCGGTGGGCTGAGCAACGTCGCCAAAAGCGGCTTCGGCTTCGTCAAAAAGATATTCGGCTTCAACGCTGGCGGCATGGTGCCGGGAATGGGCGGCGAGCGAACTGACAACGTGCCAGCAATGCTGAGCCCCGGTGAGTTCGTCATCAACGCCGCATCGGTGCGGAAGTATGGCTCCTCGTTCTTTGCGAGCTTGAACAACGGGAACCCTGACCACTCACGTCGTCGGGGCTATGCCCGTGGCGGTAGTGTCGAGAGCCTATTCGCTGACGAAAGCTACCAAGCCACTATCGACACAATAAGCCACTTCGGTGGCGGTGCTTTGGCCGATCAAGTCAACCAAGCGGCTGCAAATCAGGCGTCCTTTGGCGCTTCACCGGGCTTAGCCACCAACCTTGCGCTCGATGCGTACTCTCAAACACGCGGCGCAGCCAACTTCACGGGACAAGAGAATGCGCTCAAGTCTCTCTTCGGCTTTATCCCCGGTCCATTCGGAACGCTGTTCAGCTTGATGCAATTTCGACGCAGAGCGTCAGTCCGCTCTGGTCGTCAATTTGGCGGCAAGGGAGCTTTCAGCGAGGTCGGCGGCCAGAGCAATGAGGCGTCGCTTGGCAAGGCGATCAACGCAGCAGGGGATGCAGCTACGACGACGGCGAACGCAACGGGCTGCTTCGTTGGCGACATGGGTAAACATTTCAACACGCTCGTCGCCGGAGCTTCGCCCTTCCTTGAGGCTCGTGGAGCAGGGGGGCCAGTTCGAGCAGGACAGCCTTACTTGGTTGGCGAGCATGGACCAGAAGTCATGGTTCCCGGTGCTGCTGGCTCAGTAAGCGCTAACGCAGATCAATCGCTGCTAGTGAGTGCGGTCAAAGAAGTGCGAGACGAAGTTGCAGTGCTTCGACGCTCGCTCTCTCGCGCTTTAGCGGGCGGTGCGCTTGCTGGTGCTAGAGCCTAATGGCGCTTGCGGACCTCGTTGCTGATCCGTATTCGATCAAACGGTATCTAGCGGAGATCGGTGCCTACGACATCGCGGGCACGGCTGCCCTAACGATCCGTCTGTCGGACCACGGCTTCATCACGGCGGGCGGTGATACGCCAGCCTCTACACTCTACGAAGCTCGCATCATCGAGCCGATTAACTTCTCTCGCTCGATGTTCGCTCAGGGTCGTGTTGGTGGTCGCAGTCAAACGAGCTTCGGGAACCTAGTTCTCAACAACGCTGACGGTGGCCTCGATGCCATGGCGGGCTACGCCTTCGATGGGCGAGACGTCATCGTGAAGATTGGTTCTGACAGCGATACGTTCTCAGGCTACTCGACGATCTTCTCGGGAACCTCAGACGCTATCGAGTTCGACGACCTGACAGTCTCAGTGAGGCTGAAAGACAAGCAGCTTCTGTTTGAAAGCCCATTACAGGCGACACTCTATGCCGGGACCGGTGGCACAGAAGGTGGAAGCGACCTCGAAGGCAAGCCTAAGCCCTTGTGCTTCGGTGAAGTCAAAAACATCTCACCGGTCTTCGTGGACCAATCAAGCTTCATCTACCAAGTTCACGCCGGTCAGATCGAGGCCATCGATGCGGTCTACAAGGACGGCCTTGCGCTCAGCGGTTCAGATTTCACGGCTGACCTGACCAACGGGCGCTTCACGCTAGCGGGAGCTTCGACCGGCACGATCACTTGCGACGTGCAGGGGGCGAAGCCATCTGGCAGCTACAAGAATACGGTTGGAGAAATAATTCGTGAAATCGTCACCACTTATGGTGGCTTGGCTGACGGTGGTAACTTGGACACCGCCTCATTCTCCGCCCTTGATACCGCCAACGGTTCTACCGTGGGTATCTACATCGACAAGCCGACGACGATGCAGCCGGTCCTCGATGCACTGGCTCAAAGTATTGGCGCGTTCTACGGCTTCCAACGTGACGGCAAGTTCGAAGTTGGTCGTGTCGAGGCTCCGGCAAGCTCTGCAACGGCTACGTTCACGGCGATGGAGATAATCGAGCTAACGCGACTGGCGACGGTCATCCCACCGTACCGCCATGTTGTGAACCATACGCTCAACAATACGATACGGGCCTCCGACCGGCTGAACTCAAGCGTCACTCAGGCGAGGCGTGCGTTCTTGGTGCAGGAACATCGAAGTGAGGCAGCAACCACGACGTCGGTGCAGACGGCTCATCCAGAAGCACCGGTCATCGAGGTCGACACCTTACTCGTCGCAGCAGGGACCGCAGCTACGGAAGCATCGAGGCTTCAGACGCTCTACGGGACTGAGCGCGACTTCTATCGCGTCAAACTAAAAACACAGCCGTTCACGCTCGAACTGAACGACACGGTTCAGATCACGTTCGCTCGGTACAACCTCGGCTCGGGCAAGAAGTTTCGGGTGATCGGCATGACTGAGGACGCGGCCTTGAACGAAATCGAACTGGAGCTTTGGGGCTAATGGCGAACCTATTTGTCGCATACGACAACCACCTCGATGACGCCACGCTGAGTGGTGGCGCTTGGGAGACAACGCTTCCGCTCAACAATCTAAAGGATCAGCAGCCTTCAAAGGTCGCGAGAACCACCAACGACGCGACCAGTTCTACGCAATTCACCGCCAACCTTGGGTCGCGCAAGAACATCAACGTCATCTCGCTGATCCACCACAACCTCAGCAACGCAGCAACATGGCGCGTTCGGATCAGTAATGCTGCTGACTTCTCCAGCACCGTTGTCGATACAGGGACGGTCGATGTGGTCGACGCTATCGAGGCCTACGGCGAATTGCAGTGGGGCTTATTTACGTGGGGCGGCAAGCCATCGAATGCAGTTTTGGCTGAGTTCAATCCAATCGCGTTCTACTTCAATAATGACGGCGCGTTGGGCCATTACGTCAAGATCGAGGGAGCCGACACGGCCAACGGCGACGAATATATTGAAATGG